TCATACTCCTACCACCTCTAAAAATGGCTCTCCATTAATGACAACTAATTTATATTTTACATTTGTATTTTTATCTTTTAGCGTCGCCATTTTAGCCAATTGTAACTCTACAGATTCACCAGAATTAGTTTTAATATCTTCTGCTTTTAATTCTATTGCACCAGTTTTACTGTTTACAGAGGTCACTGGGATTTTAATATTTTTTATTTTATTTTCAAGTATTTCAATTTCAGACTTTTTAGCAAAAATTATAGTTGGATCTATCTTAAGAGTTATATTTTCTGTATTAGAAACTGTTAATACCATTTTCATTATCAGCTCTTTTGTACTGCCATCTTCAGCAAGTGGTTTATAGCTTTCTGCACATTTAGCTATAGCTAACATATTATTATCTTCATCAAATACCCCATATTCCCTAATCATAAAGCCGCCAACATTTGCAGGAATCATCATCTCTACATTTATCCAATTAGGATTTTTCTCATCTATAGCCACATGAGTTATATTACCTTCCCATACTGTATTGATTAAATCTTCTTGATCTTCTCTTGGATTGTAATAAGATCCTCCACCATCCCCAACTTTCATTTTTACAAAGTTAATTTTACTTCCAAATCCAGCACTATTAGCTATTTTAGCTTTACCTATTTCTGTAAGTAAAGTATAGAATTTTTCTGCCAAGTTTATCCCTCCTCTTTTGGATATGTTATTATAGTTTCTAATCCTGCATTCTGTGCTAATGCTATTTCTATGTTTCCTGTAGTTTCAATATTGTTTGGTGTCCATGGATATACAGTTATAGTTTCTCCACTAAAAGAAGTTGCTCCAATATATAAATTACTTTCTGTCAATGAAATTAGCTTATATTTAACAGACAAATGAGAAGGTTTAATTTTTTTAACTTCTTTATACAAGTCTTCTAAACTTTTAGGGAATCCCTCTCTACCAGTTAATTTAACTTCAAATGTATAAGGAGCTATGTCTTCTGTTATCAAAATATCTGCTCCAGTATAATTCTTAAGGATCAAAGCCATCCTTTTAGGATTAATTGCATATCTACTCTGTAATTTAGCTATTACTTTTCTTCTTCTACGATCTATTTCTTCAGTTGGATTATTTACTACATTTACTGCTTCTTCCCAATAAATTAATCCCCACGTCGCAGTCTGTGGAAAGAATTGTTTTAATATATCATTTGCAAGTAACTCAGCAGTATCCCATTCATAGCCTATAGCCTCAAAAATAGATTGTATCACTTTACTTTGTTCATAAACAGGTGAAACATATGTTATCATTTCTTTTCCTTTTTTGGACTTTATCATTGTATGTTAGTCACCTCACCTATTACAGCTACTTGATCTATAAGTTTAATATTCTCAGTAATCCCATTTACAGTTAAGTTTTTAAAATCTTCTATTCCTTCCCCCGTAAGAATCATAGATCCAACTATAGTGTGAATTGCAGTGTAAAGTATAGTTCCTCCTATAGGTATTCCCGATAAATACTTGCTTAAATTTTCTTTTAAACTATTTAACACTATCTCAGGATTAAAATCTTCTTTAAATTTAAAATTAGCTTTTATATTAATAACTAAAGTAATTGGAGTATCTATTGTTGCAATAGCACCTATAGGAGCTTTTCCACCTCTATTTTCTTCTCTTGGGACTATTTCATATATATAATTTTGCACTTTATCTATAAGTTCCCTGGTAGCAGGCTTATTATTTTTATCTAATATTAATACTTTAACTGTCCCCGGACCATCCCATTCATCTATTACATATGCATAACCAACACCATCTACTTCCTTAGCCCATTTTTTATAATGTTCATTATTACCACTTGTAGCTTCATTTTTATATTCTTCTAAAACTCGTTCCCTATAATGTTCTTCATCTTCTAAGTCAGTTCCACCTGTAAACTCCTCTTCATTTGTAATACTCTCTATGCCATTAATACGATCTATAAGTACAGTTATTGTGTTTTTCAGTACATTTCCTATAGTACCTGCCTTAATACATTCAGCTTTAACATAAGCCACTCCTGGTTCATCAATAACTTTATTCTCTGTAAACTTAAAAACAACAGATTCAGAATCATCTGTTGCTACAGTTCCTATTAATTTATCTTTGTATATATTAGTACCTTTTCTTCCTATAACTTTTATAACTCCTATAGATTTAGTAGGAAGGTTTTTAAATACCCCTTTACATTCTCCTAAGTATTCAAGCCACACACCGTAACTAGTTTGTGGGAATGCTAACCTTAACATATTCTGTAATTGAACTTGCATTAAACTTGCTTTTTCCTCTGCGGTAGGTCTTGTATTATCCCAATAGAAATCTCCCTCAATGGTAGATACATTAGGCGGTGCTTTTTCTAACATTCTTTCATGTATGGTATCAGCATCTTCCTGTAAAAACTCTGGAATAAGTAAATCCCTTTCCAATCATATCACCACACTTTCAATTCACTATGCAGCATAAACTTTTCTTCATCTATAGTTATAATTTCAAACTCATAGTAAACTTCTTCTTTGTTTTCAGACCATTTAAAAATAAAATTATCAACGTCTTTAGTCCTTGGATGTACCATAAGAGTTTCTTCTGTCATTCTCTTTATCTCTAGTTCCATTGCATCTTTAGAAATATCTTGACCAATAATATTTTTAAACTCCTGACCATATAAATCTGAATAAGCTAATTTGTATCTTGGTGTGGCCATAGCTTTATAACACCATTGTACATAAGCTTCTAAATCATTAGCCTTAGCTATAGTTCCATCTGGATTAGTAACAAACTCTCCTGTTTTAAAGTCAAATAAATAAGAACCTTTAAAATCTATAATAGTTTCTTCTAATTCTTCTATATTATTTTCTTCTAAGTTGTCTGGGAATAAATTAGGCATTTACAACCCTCCCAACTACAACAAATTCATCTTTTAACAATGCAACTAATACTCTATCTCCTGGACCTAATGGTTTTAATTCTTTAGGTGTTTTAAAATTATGACTATGTGAATGTTCTCCTGCTGTTTCTGTATTATATTCATTCTTCATTTTTAAATAATCCAACATCATGTAATCTTGTATTTCATATTTAAAATTATCTAATTTAAGCCCACTAGAAGTTATAGTTGCTAAATCTAATCCTATATAAGAAATTGCTTCATTAACTGCTCTATTTGTATTACCTTTTATCTCTCTTGCTATTTCATTAAATATTGTCTCCACTATAGAATTTCCTCCTTATATAATCCAAATTAGATAAAGTTAAATCCATTCTTCCAGTACTACCTAGATTGTGGGTAACATCTATAACATATAATATCTGTCCATTAACACTTACCTTATCTCCTGCTCTAATACTGTTTATATCTATACCAGATATATGTGCTGTTTCTTCTCCAGTATTAAATAAAGCATCTGCTCTTTTTCTTCCTTCAGCACTGCTTTTTATTTTTTCATCTTGCACTAATTTTTGTATTGTTCCATACTTACTCGTATCTTTTTTATATACACCAGTAACAGGAGTTTTCTTATTTTCCTCCTGCTTACCTAATATCTTAACTTGTGTAATCATTCCTTCTAGACTACTTTTAAGATTTATATCCTCTGCTATAGTTTCTAATCGCCATACTGTTTTATTACTACCTAACTGTATTATATTTAACTTATCTAACATTCTAAGTTTATAAAGATTTCCACCCTTTTGAGCAGTTTCTTTCAGATCCTTTATCATCATTCCTAAAATAGTATCACTTCTATATACTGCCTTAGCAAGTTTAGCCCTAGTATTAACTAAGCTTGCGGTAGGAATTCCCCAGTCTCTGCAATATTTTATAATTCTTTGTGTAGCAGTACCTTCTCCAAATAAATACTCGTCTTCGGACTCTTCTATATATATTATTCTTTCTTTACAGGTAAGTGTTATTTTTTTGGATTTTCTAGATTTATCTATATCCCATATAACACCCTTAAAGATTTGTTTATTCTTCTTAGTTTCAAAATCAATATCATATATTTCTATAGAATGTCCTTTTGCTATTCCTAGTTTCTTAAGTTCCTCTGTCTCTACTAAATTAATATTAGCGGTATATGCTATACCATCTATAGCTTCACTTAGTTGTATCCCTTCCATTAAGTTATCCAACTTATATTTATTTCTAAGTATTATAGTAGCCATTACATCACCAACTTTTGTCCTGGTTTAATAATGTTTGGGTTTGGACCTATTATAGATTTATTTTTATTATATATTTCCTGCCACTTAGAACTATTCCCATACCACCACTTAGCTATCTTCCAAAGAGAATCTCCTTGCTTAACTACATATATTCTAGAATTAGATTTTGTAGTTGGTCTATTATTATTTAAGGCTATCGTTTTTACTGTGGATGTTGTCTTAGCTGGAGCTAACGTTTGTATACTTAATTCCCTATAAGTTCTAAAGTTAATGGTAATATACTTATCTCCTGTTTCTCCTCCTCTTTCTTCTTCACTTATAGAGCTAATATTTACTAAATTATTAAAATTAAAATCTGTAATTATAAGCCTTAAGGGCTCTTCCTGCTCCATCCACTTCCCTAGCTTTGCTATAGCTTCCTCAGGTTTGGGAATATTTCTATATCTACAATAAGTATCATATTCTTTAGGTAATAATGTTAAAAAACTTAACTCTTTTATTCTTTTACCTTTATCACTTAGATCCACCTCTCCATAATCTACTATATCAGCGGTATCGTACTTTTTGCTACGATTTATCATTATATTGTCTAATGGATTAACAGGGAATTGGAATGTTGTTTTTTCTTTTTCATTTCTTAAATATACATCCAATTTATCACCTCAATAAAAAAGAACCGCCTAAGCGATTCTTTTTATTTAATATATTTAGTTCTTTAAGCTAGGTAATATCCATACATCATTAGCTTTTTCGACTATTTGATTTCCAACTATATTTTTGTTCTTTACAGCATTTATTAAATTTTTATCTAATGTAAATGAAATTACCTTACTTTCTGAACCATCTTCCATATTCGCTACTGCCCAGTAATTTATTTCATCAAATTGATCTCCACCTTGATTTAATATTAAGTCTTCTATATTAAAACCATTTTGATGTATTGTTGCTTTATTATTATAACTTGGTGATATTTTTAATTTTATAGTTAACTTCTTTCCTAATTTATTAGCCTCTAATAGTTCGCCATGTTTAGCTTTATAATTAGATGTAACAACTTTAGGTATATTTTCTTCTTCTTTTACTTCTGTAGTAACTTTATCTTTGCTTGTAATTTCCGTTTTATCTTTTTCAATTATATATGCTTTTATTAAAGGAAATCCTGCATCATCATTTCCAGTATATACACCATAAAGTTTAATAACATCATTTTCATTCAGTTCTTTAATATTAGATAAATTAGTTACAGAATAAGTCTCATAATTATCTCCATTTTTATTTTCAAAAGTAAAATGAGAATCTTGCAATATAACACTTACATGTCCTTTTATATATACTTTTTTATTCTTATTTTTTTCTGGATTATTTTTTAATTCGATATAATTAACTTCTACAGCTTTTTTCTTTAGCTCTTCTTGTGTTGGTATTTCCTCTTTTTTATTTGTTTTTTGTTGCGTTGCTGTTTTGTTTTTATTAGTGGTATCTGTACTTTTACTGCTGCAACTCATAAATACAGTAGATGAAACTAAAATTAAAAATATTGTTAGAATTTTTTTCATAGAAACCCTCCTTTTCTGTCATATTATAACATATTTAGGAGGGTGTTTATATTACTTCTTTATATTTTTAAAAGCTTCTTTTATTTTTCTTCCTACTTCTTTTGTTGTTTCTTCTATTATTTCATCTACATTTGCATCAGAATCAAAATTATTTTCAACTCCTACATCTCCAACATATACATTTATCCCACCAGCTCCAGCAAATTGAGGCTGTGCTATTGTAAATTGTGGCTTTGGCTTCTCTTCTGCTATTTGATTATTTTCTTTATTTAATCCAGATTGTAAAAATTTTTTGGACTCTCTATTATTTAGTACTCTTTCTCCTCCTTTAAATAATCTCGTTTGCCTACCAACTAATATTTCAAAACCTCGCTCCGCTACCTCATGTACACCACTAGTAGCATTATTTGTTCCTGTTGCAAGAGCTTTTCCAGCTCCTGCTATAGAACCTGGTCCATTATAAGTATCCATACCATTTTTATCGTCGCCTTTAAAGAAATCATTTACCCAGGTTGTTATTTTAATTACTTTTTCTTTTATAGATAAAGCATTAAATTCATGTATTTTATTAATCATTGCATCAAAATTATCTAATACTTTTCCAGTTTCCCAATCTACTTCAGACACATGCTCTCCTGCTTGTTGCCTTGCGTGTTCAACAACTTGTGTATGCATAGATTCCGCTTTTTGAGTAGACTCATCCAATTGTCTTTGTGCTTCTGTTACTACTATATCGGCAAGTCTTTGATTTTCAGCTCCCCCCTCTGCTCTGAGCATAGCTGCTACTTTTAATCTTTCATTATATTCTTCTTGTGCAGAAGCTATAGTTTTATCCTTTTGTTCCAATGATTTTTGTACTACATCAGCCGCTTGTTGTGCTGTTATTATACCAGTATTAGTTTTAAGTCTTTCTAATATAGCACCCTGCTCTGCTTCGCCTTGACTCATAACCTGTACAGCAGAAGTCATCATTTCTGATTTAATTCTTAAAATTTCATTATATTCTTGTTGAGTTAGCTGTCTATTTTTTGAAGTTGCATTATTTAATATACTTTGAATTTTATTATTTCCCTCAATTATTTTTTGACTTTTCCCATTAAAAGCCTGTTCTGTATTAGAAATTAAGGTTTGTTTTTCCTTATCACTGAATGCTTTTGAATTTGCAAACATTGATTGTAGTGTTTGTTTACCTTTCTCATTATTCTCATTTATTTTGGTTGTAATCTGATTTGTCATTTCATTAAATGTACTTGACAAATCATTCTTTATTTCACTAGAAACATTAGCTCCGCTCCATTTTAATTGATTTAAGCTTTTAGTAGCCTTTTCTTCTAAATCCATAAAAGCACCTACAGATTTTTGAGTACTTTTAGAAACTTCATCTCCAAATCTTTGCACTTCTGGTATGGAATCTTTTTGTAGATGTCTATATAATTTAATTCCTGCATATGTTGCTGCTCCTATTCCCCAAGTCCAAGGATTTAAGAGTAATGCTCCTCCTTTAGCTGCTAATCCTAAGGCTCCAACTCCTTTAGACGCTAATCCTGTTCCTGTAGCTAATGTTTTTGTAGCCTCTGCTGCAACTGTAGCTTTTTTAGTAATACCAAAGAAAGTAGATAACTTAGGACTTAATCCAATTAAAAAAGTTAATGCTTTTGTAGTTCCTTTTATATATTTAGTTAAAGGATTAAATGCTACAGCTCCTATTGCTACTGCTGCAAACATTTTTTTAGTACCTGTGCCAAGACTGTTAAACTTTTTAACTAAATTTGATATAGTGTCTACAACTTTAACTATCCCCTGTGTTATATCTGGGATTTTAGCTGTAAACCAACTTACAAATTCTTTTGCATAAGGTGCTAACTTCTCTCCTAGTTCTATGTTCATGCCCTCAACTGCACTTTTTAGTATAGTAAATTGGCCTTGTAGACTATCTAAACGAGTTTCTGCCATCTTTCTTGCTGCGCCATCTGAACCTTCTAATTCCTTAGTCAAAGATTGTAATTTTTCAGGTCCCTGCTCAATCAACGCCATCATTCCACTCATAGCCTCTGTCCCAAATATTGTACTTATAGCTTGAGCTTGTTGCTGTTTAGTTAAGCCACTCATAGATGTCTTTAGATTTCCTATTACTTGACTTAAAGGCAGCATTTTGCCATTACTATCGAATGCTTTAAATCCTAATTTTTCTATAGCTTCTGCCGCCTTTTCGGATGGATTTGATAGCCTAGCAAATGAAGCTCTTAGAACAGTACCAGCTTGGCTTCCTTTTATATTTGCATCTGCGAGCATACCTATTGCAGCAGATGTTTCTTCAAAACTAATCCCTAAAGATTTACTAACCGGTGCTACATATTTCATGGACTCTCCAATTCCGGATATATCTGAGTTGGTCCTGGATGCAGTAAGTGCTAATACGTCTGCAACATGTGCACTTTGTTTAGCTTCCATTCCAAACGCTCTTATTGTTCCTGCTGCTATATCTGTTGCTTCTGCTAATTGTATATCCCCGGCAGAAGCCATGTCTAGCAATCCTGGTAATGCTGCTATGGTTTCCTGTACTTTAAAGCCTGCTTGGCTTAGTAACATTTCTGCATCTGTTACATCTTTAGCCGACCAAGCAGTTTCCGCTCCTAATCTTCTAGCTTCTTTCCCCAGCACTTGCATTTCTTGTGCAGTAGCTCCACTTATAGCTTTAACATTAGCAAGCCCCTGTTCAAAATTACTAAAGTCTCTTACTGCAGCAGCTATTCCTAGTCCACCTATCATTACTGCTCCAGCAGTTGCTATAGCTGCTAATTTAGAACATGCTGCCTTTGAAAATTTAGATAACTTCCCTTCCATCTTCTCAAGGGGTTTACTTAACTTATCTTTTAATCTAACAGAAGGACTAGCTTTTATTTTATCTAAAGCTTTAGTCCTTTTTTCTGTTTGTTTTGCGAATCTCTCAGTTGCTGTTAGCTTCTTTTTGGCTTCACTATCTCCTTCAACCCCAATTTTTATATCTAATCTATAAATTTCTTTTTTAGCCAATTATCTAGCCCCCTTTCGGGCTTGTTCAGCTATTTTCTTTTCCTCTTCTATCTCATAATCAGTAAATGCGAGAATTAATCTTCTCGCCATATCATTAATTTGAACATTATAAAAGTCGTGAGGACAAATATTATGCTTTGAATACATATTGTATAAAGCTGTTATTTTTCCACCACGACTTATTAGTTTTTTATATCTTCAATTTCTTCTAATTCATTATCAAATCCGCTTAATTCTAAAACCTTATCTCCCATTGCAGAAGTTTCTCCTGCTAGGAATTTCTTTCTTATAACCTGTTTACCATCACTTGCTTTTAATGCATCTAATAATTTAGAATTATTCCAATTTGGGCTTACTGTTGCCGCTTCTATAAGTGCTGCATTAAATTCCTCATCGTCTAATTCTTTTATTCTTTTTCCTCTTTCTTTTCTAGTATAAGTACATTGTCTTTTTATTTTATTTATTTCTTTTTCACTTAAACCTTTTAAAGTTACTGGAACACCTAATCGTTCTATAAAATAAGTAGCTTCTGGAACTTCATCAGGCTCCATAAGTCTGTTTATTATATCTTCCTCTGTCATATTTAATATTTCTTCATCTTTTATTTTTTCACTCATTAATAATTCCTCCTAAAATTTATTTATTCTACAACTATTGGGTCTAAGAGCTCATAACCTTCAAATGTGAAAGGAGTTTCCTCCTCCACTAATTCATTAGCTTTTAAATTTATAAGATTTAATTTATCTGCCATGCAATTCATTAATCGAATTCGTTCATGTCCATAAGCTTCTGGGTCTTCTAAAGATGAAATAACTTCAAATCTTTTAAACCCTCTTTGAATCATAGCTGAACTTACTTTAAATCCACTCATTGAACCTGTACCTTTTTTACTTCCTTGTTTATATCTTGTCCAATCATCTCCAACTAAGTTAAGTTCTTTTTTATCTAACTCAACCTCAGCTGTTGTTTCTGTAAGATTTGTTTGCCATATACCATCTATAAGTATTTTCCCTTTAGACCCGTGTATGGTTCTACTTGCATCTAATGCCATAAGTTATCCCTCCTATCTTAAATATCCTGTTCCATAGATACGTTTCATTACATTTACATACTTAGCATCCCATTTCCAGAATACTTCATCATTTTTCGCCTTAGCTTGTAATTCCTCATCTATCTCGACTGTAAAGTCTTCTATTACACCTTCTTTTTCTAAAACCTCAAAGTATTGTTTAAGAGCACATATCAGTGCTAATCGACCTGTCCCCTCATTAGGTACTTTACCTATAAACTCTTTCCTTTTTAGTGCAGTATCTCCATCAACTGCATTCATGAACTTTATACCCCTGATATATCCCCAAGTTTCATTTTGTTCTTCACTATATTTTTTTAGGGTATTAACATCATCTACAACTATAACTTCATCATCTTCTTTTACCATGACTAAAGTTCCAGCTTCTAAACAGTTCTCTACTTCCTCCTTACTTAAACGAGGCTCTACATCTTCAAATATAGTCTTTTCATTGCAGATACTCTCTTTTAACCTTTTACCTGTTGCTAATCCAGCTATATAGCATGCAGTTTCAGGGGGTGTATACTTTACATCTTCATAGTAACCGCTAATGCCTACATTAACTATTCCCTCAAAGTTAAATTCTTTACTCTTTGTGTTAGCTTGTTGAATAGTATCTGTATCCTTAATTCCTAAGTAAGCAATTATATTGTTGCCTTTTGAACTGTTTCTTTTAACCCATGCTTTTACAGTGTTTTGTAATGATTCATCAGTTACACCATCTAAACAAAACCCATCAGCTTTATAACCTTCAAGTATTTCCATAGCTTTAATATAATGCTCATTAGTTATAGATGTTGTACCATCATTGCCTCCTTTAAGAGTTTCGTTAGCTATATTTTGTAATTTCCCATTACCTTCATCTATTTTAATTACCTTAATCCACGTATTTTCTACATTTTCATTTATAGATTTAGCTATTTCTTCTATAGTTCCACCAAGTTCAGAGAATGCATATAGCTGTTTAGCTGCTTCATATAAAATTAAATCTTTCTTAGTATCATCTACTATATTTGTTCTAATTGTTATATTAAAATCTCTAGTTGTAGGATATAAGGTTTCTATTTTTAGAATATCTGTATCTTCTGTATCCTTAAGCATTACGCTTGATATCTTTTCTGCACCATCTGTAAGCCTATATAGTAACAACTCTTTAGGTTGTCCTAATAGCGATAATCTGCCTAATCTATACGCTGTATTGTCCTTACCAAACTTATTTATTAAGTCTTTTTCATCTTTTATACTTACCACTTTTTCTACAGGTCCCCAATTAGCTTTAACTGGCATGGCCAAAATGCCATGTATTCCAGTTCCTATTCTTTTTTCTGCTAATGCTTTAAATCGGTTGTAAAAACCCGGTATAGTAGGTCTATTATTTTCATTCCATACTCCTGTGGCCATTATTCCACCTTCTTTCCTAAGAACTTTTTAATTCTTCCTTCAAATTCTTTTTTAGTCATTTCTTCTTTACCACAATTAAAAGTAGCACCAACTGCTACTTCTTTTCTATAGCCTGTTAGTGCTTCACAATTTTCCATTAAAAGATTTAATGGATATAATTCCTCCTGGATTAAATTTGTTTCTTCCTGCATACTAATCCTCCTATTTTAAACTTCCTTTACCATAAATTTTATTTATAGTAGGAGTATCATCTTTTATCATTTTCTTTCTGCTAAAATCTACAGTTAATTGTCCTACTCCTAACATATCTGCATCTCTATCTTCCTGTATGCTTTCTATAGTTAAATACCTTCTATCTTTTAAGTCTAAAGGTATCTTTAAATCTGTTATGAGTTTATCTTCTATAGTATCTAATAACTTTTCTATATTACCTCTATTCCTATCAACTACATGGCATATAAGTGTTTTATTCTCTTTAATTAGGGCTACATTAATACGTTCCTTACTTGTATTAGCCACTCTCCAAAGTATAGAAGGCACCTCAAAATCCTTTTTCCAATTGTTCAAATAAATTGGATAATTGATTATTTGTTTAGTGTATTCTTCTAAAGCATCTAACCATTCATCTTTATTAACTTCATCTTCTTCATGCAGAGAAATAACTTCAAATCTTAATCCTCTAGCTATAGCATTCCATTCCTCGTCAATAATGTCTTGGCCTATTGCTCCATTAAAAATACAAGTAAAAGTTTCATCTGCATTAACATCTTCTATAGTTTGTAAATCTAAAGATTTAATTACCTTCTCAGATAAAGCATCTAACTTTTGGAATGTAGTTCTTTTTTCGTATAACCATATCTCAATAGTCCTTTTAAATGAAGTTGGATTATTCTGTTCATCATCACTACCTTGCAGAATTACTGCATAAGGCTTTACTGTATCTTTAGATGGAACTGTAGGCTCATAACAATCTTTAAGTTCTGGAATACTATCTATTAACTTTTGTCTTATTCCTGCTCTCAATTCTAATCATCACTCCAATATCTAAGCACTGCTGACTTAATAACTTCTCTATTACCTTCTAAAGTGTTTTCTATTGTCTTAAATCCTTCCGTACCAGGATGATTTACTTTTTTAACTGGATGTGCTGCACCTTTCCAATATAAGGCCTTTCCATTCTTGGGAGCTATAACGTGAGGTTTACTTCCTTCTTCTAATATCTCTCCATATTCAACACCATGAGCCAAATATATAGAATAGTTATTTCCTCCACCTTCACATCCACCTTTTAAACCTTGTCTAGCATTAGAAGTTCTATCTGTCCATTTAGCATCATTTTTGACTTGACTTTCTAATTTCCTAGCCATTGCATTACACAATATATTCATACCCACTTTTTTTCTTGCGATATATTCAATAGCTCTAAAATTCATATTAATCTACCCTCCCGAGATCACACATGTACCCACATATAGTATTTTCTATTTGTATAGGATAAGTTGCAGTAACTTTCATATGGCCTTCTAAACATTTAAACTCAATAGCTTCTTTAGGATTAATTTCTATATCTGCATCCTTATTAGCAATCATTTTGTATTTATCAGTACTGTAAGATGTTCCCTGTGTTTTGCTATCTATAACTATCTTATTTGAACTATCCTCAAGATATATAAGAACCTTAAGAGCTTTTATAGTTTCAACTTCTTCAAATGCTCCATCAACAATAAGTTTTTCAGTGTGTTTAAATTCTATTGTCGTAGGATTCAATTCTATTCCTTTATCAATTGTATCTATAATTTTTTTAGCTTTTAAAGTAGACATCTAACATCCATCTGCCCTTCTCATAGATGTTTTGTATCCTGTAGCTTTACTTGGATTTAAATTAGCCTGTTCTTGTAAATAATCAGCCTGATACATAGCGGCCAAGTTGTTCCAATAATCTGGATCAGCATTTTCCACTTCTATAGGTCCTACTTTTATTTTCTTATCAGTATTAGCTTTCATTAAACAGCCACGCCAACTAGCTTTAAGAACATTATTGTCATTAACTGCAAGTAAATTATTTAATTCTTCATCAGTAAATACAGGATATTGGCTTTCATTTAAATTAATCTTTAATATTTCTAAAGGTGTAAGTTCCATTCTTATTCACCTTCTTCTATTTCAGCATATTTTCTTAGCTCCCCTAAATCACATTCCTTAACTTCAAATTCTTCATCAATTTTAATATGTTTACCTCCATATTTTATATATTGCTTAGCCTTAGCTTTTAAAGTTTTTTCTTCTACTTTCTCATCTTCCATAGCATTTATATTTTCTTCTTTGGACTTTGCCATAATAAAAATCTCCTTTCTTATATAAAACTAAAGAGCAGTCATATTGACTACTCTAATTAATATACTGTTGCAAAGAATACTTCATCTGCCCTGTCAAATGAAACAATAGGCATAACTGATACTTTTGTATCTACAGTAACTGGGTCCTCTTTTACCATTGTTGTTACTGCAATACCTGTGTCCACCATATAAGTATCTAATTTAGATGAACCTGATTGCTTGTCAAATTCTTCTGGAGTTGTACCATAAACAGTATTGCCCAAAGTTGTTCCACTCATAAGTGTTATTTTGCCATCTGCATAGTATGGAACTGGATCAGCACCCTCATATGGAATATAAGTAGCATCTTCTAAAAATACAACTGTTAATTGAAGTACCTCTTTAACAAATTGAATATAATTTGCTTGACTTAATATTAGTGAAGTATTTAAATTACTATTTTTAATATGATTAGTAATAGCTTTATTAACTAAGAATGTACTATCAAAGGTATTTTCTGTTAGCAATAATGTTTTAGGCTTTGCATATTGGTCATTTGTAATAGCTTTCTGCCATGCTTTAATATCTCCTATAATATCAGCATCAGGATTTGCCCACTTATCTGTACCTGTTAGCACCTCTCTATGATTAGATGGTACTCCATAATCTACTACAATATCTCCATCATCCGAAGTGAAATTTAATAATCCATTTTGAATTACTGATGATCTCATTTTCTTTGAAATTATATTTGCTCCATCTATTAAATTAGAATAGTTCTCAAACACCTGTCCTAATAATGCATTTACAAAATTCTCATTATTTGCTCCTATTGCATTTTGTAGATCTCTTCTAGTTGTTTCATCTATCCCCATACCTTCTTTGAAGAATGGTATTTCAGTTGACTTTACATTTAAATCAGCACTTAATGCTCTCATTTTTGTATTTGCATCAAAAGTACTCATTTTTAGAGCTATTGGCTTCTTTTTAGCACCTTTAGCCATTTCTAACTTTGTACCACTAACTTTTTTATCAGGGAATAGAGCTTTATCTATTGTTTGTTCTACTGGTAGCTCTTTAATATAAAGAGCTATGTTTTTTGAATTAATATAATCTCTTAAATTAGGCATATATAAATCCTCCTTACTCTCCAAAAATTATTTGTTTTAATGCTGCCATTTCAACTTTTTTAATAGCTTCATCTGAATTAAACTTAACTGCATCTTCATATAAAGCACCATGGACAAATACTGGCACTACTTCTGTTGCATCATCTTTATCTTCTGTTGGTGACATTGAGCCTTTGAAAGATATATCTTGATATACAACACCAAATACATCTGTTTCACTTGAAGTTGAAGTTACTTTTTTACCATCTTTAGTAATTAAAGTACCTGCTAAAAGCACCTCATTTTCATCTAAAAGTGGTTTTACATCACCTTTTCTTATTTTGATAGGCAATGAAATAAAATGATCTCCAGCTATTAATCTTAATTTATTTTGTTTAGCACCTATTGTATAGCTTGATTGTCTCAAAATACATTCCTCCTTTATTTTTATTTAGCAAAGTCTGTTAAACTTTTTGCTTTCATATTTTCTGCTCTTTGCTTTCCTAATTCTGAAGCAAAGTTTGTTTTATTTGGCTGTGTATCATTATTACCACCAGTAACAAATGATCCTGTGCCTTTTATTTCTTTATCAAATAAATATTCATGACTTGTTTTAAGTGGCTCTATTTGTTCTTTAAGACCTATGACATTATCTCCATCTACCTTAAGCTTATCTTTGTCTATAAGTGTCATAATTAACTTTTTATCCTTAATACTAAAAGCCCCTAAACCTTTTTCTAAGGCATTATTAAAAGCTATATCTGATAATTGTTTCTCATAAGTTTCTTTTTGTGTTTTATTATCTAATTCTAATTGCTCAACTTTTTCTTTCAATCCATCAACATCTTTATATTCTTCTTTTAAATTATTTATTTGTTTATCTCTTTCACCAACTTGTTTTTTATATTCCTTTGCCTGTTCATTTACCTGATCAAATCTAGTTTTTAAAATGAATGAACCACTTGAAACATCTTCAAAATCTTTTTTATCTAATTCTTTTCTTTTATCTTCTGAGAGAGCATTGAATGCTTCTTCTCCTATAATATCTTTTATATGTGCCATTCTTTCTTTTCCTCCTTAATCTTAGGCATAATAAAAGCACCTACTATTTTTACTTAGTAAGTGCTTTTATTTTTCTATTTTATATGGTTCTGACATAAATTCTTTATATTCATCTTTTGCCCATTTAGGTGCATTCTCTTTAATTTGTAAACCATCATCTGTATAATACCCATAACCTTCTTTTAAAAATCTTGGCTCAGGTTGATCCATCTTTATCACCCTTTCATTTTTATATATTCTTTTAATTTCTTTTCTACTTTTTCTCCAAATACTTTAGCAAATTTTCTTGGATTTTCTCCACCAAAATATTCTGCAAATGTTTCTGCAAAAGCTTCTTCTGGCTTAGTTCCCCCATATCTGCTTACAAGTTCAGCTATATTTTTAAAACTAATATCTTCATTATATTTTTTATTATAATCTGAAATAGTATTTTCTATAAATTCTTTGCACCAATTATTGCTAGATATACCGCTGTCCTTATCAAGCCATTTCATAGAATCAGCAATATGATGACCGTACTCATGTACAAATGTTTTATGTGGCTTAGCATTAGCTACTGTCCACTTACTTTTAATACATTGTTCTATATAACTATTATTATACCCTTTATCAGTAAAATATGCACCATTTAAAGCTAGTTCTACTGCTTGAGGTTTGTTGATGTAATATTGGTAATAGCCTACTGCATTCATCCTTGCTTTGATTTTTATTATTGGTAATTCAACTGGATCTATCTCCTTAAATCCTTCAAAATAACTATGAAACTTATCTAGCCAATTAACTGAATCTTGTAATATATCTTTATTTATAGGATATTTAGTACTGTCCGAAAACTTTATTTTATAATTATCTATTAGATGTTTCTTTATCTCTCTTTTATTCTTAAATTCAGTATAGTTTCCTTTAAAATCTTTCCATTGTATTTCTTTAGACTTTTTCTTAGGATATTCTATTATATTTAATTTCTTATTATCTTCATACCATTTATCTAACTTAGAATTAGATTTTCCTTTATTCCATGCTTTAAGCTCTTTAATAGCCTTATTTATATCTTCATTTTCCTCAGTAAAGTAACATAAGCAATTAGGATGTTGTAATGGAACTTCATTAGGCTTAAATACCCTTCCATCATAATCATCACAAATATCTGTTTTACCATGCATCCTAAAACTATGACTAGCACTTAAATTCCACTTAATCCCTTTATTAAATGGATTATTCTTAGCATTTTCTATTGTTGTTTCAGCAAATGAATGAGTAATTGATGTTCTAGCTAATCTTTGAGCTTGATAAGATATACTTTCATTCATACCAACTTCTAAAGTTTTAGCTTCTATTCTTTTAGCTGGATTTATATATCTTTCTAATTGTTGAGCTAATTTTCTAGCATTAGCACCTTTAGCTACATTAACTTTTATTAAAGTATCTATATCCTTAGCATTACTTTTAGTTACATTCCAAATTCTTTTATCTAATGTTTTACCATCTTCATAATACTTTCCTCGTATAAGTTTTTTTACTGTACTAGCTGACGTATTTATAACTGATTTATTAAACATAGATCTTAATTTAACATCATCAGTTATACTATGATAATAAGCTAAACTTGTTGTGCTAGCTATTTGTGAACTAGATTTAATGTTACTTTTAATAACATTATTTAATTTGTTATTTAATTCATTTATGTAAGCCTGGACTATTTCTTCCATTCCACTTAAATGTTGTTTGCTTGAACTAGTTTTACATGAAGAAATTTCACTTGATAATTCTTTAGCTAATTCTTGATATATTCTTAATAATTCTCTTTCCTGCTTCTTATTAAGCTTTAAAAATTCTTTTCTGGCATCTAATATCCTCTGTTGGTATAAATTCATTATTCATCACCAACAATTCCTTTATTATTAGACTTATCATCTAAATTGTCTAATTCATTATCTAAAGCCTTATTGTATTGATCTGATTCTGCATTAATCATCATTGCTTTTTCATCTAATATTTCTTCAAAAGCTTTTTCAACATCTTCTTCATCACTGTATTCTTTAATATAAGATTTCCTACTTCTAACATCTGCTTCTACTTCTTTCATAGCTAAAGTTTTCTTTTCATCTTCATCATTAGGAATAGGATAGTTTTGTTTTATAATCTTAGTATATTTCATTTGTACCCAAGCTTTATTGAATATCCCTGGATAGCACACTGACCCTACTTCAATAATGAAATTCATTAAAGATAATAAAGGCTTTTCCCAGTCATTAAATTTCTCTTCACATCTAGCAATTAAGTCATTATAAAGATATACCATAGCTTTGGCACTAGGTATATTATTTAAATCACTTATCTTAGGCATATCTAACGTTTCTTTCATATCACTATCTGCTCTATCAAGATAAGAATCCAATGCTGAACTACTACCTATATTGTATTCTTGTCTCTGAATAGTAGCTTGCTTCCCTTCTGCTAGCGCTTCATCTCTAGTTTTTATTGCATGTACTGCATTAGGAGCTATAGTTAATCTATTTACATCATCTTCATTACCATCAATTATACTTTCAGAACCAAACATCTGGAATCTTAAAGCATCCGCAAAGTCACTATTTCTTTTATTATATTGATTTTGTGCATCTCTTAAGTCTGTAATGTCACTTTCACCAAAAGTATTATTAAGTTCTCCACCATTTCTTATAAGCCAACATGGAATAATAGAGAATCCTGTGTCTTGATCTATAGTTAATTCCTTTTGTAGTTCAATGTTTTTATACGTTTCTTTTCTATACCAGGCTTGAAGTGCCTTAGTATTTTCATCTGCATTGTAATAATAAGTATGCAAATAATAAATCTTATCCTTATCTTCTTCCTTATAAACATTCATTTCATCTTCTTCAAAGAAAATAGCTTTTAACAACTTTCCATTCTTTTCTTTATAAAAGAAATTTTCTATACTTTCATATTTGATTGTAACAGGATCTCCTGGATTAGCTTCTGCTCTAAGTAGTACCCTTTTCTTTATAGTAGCTTCTAAGAATGCTTTCCTAGTATTGTTCCAGAAATTATTGTTTTCAAATACATCTTCTATAAATTTTCTTAGTTCTTCACACTGCTCTTTATCCTTTAAATCATCTGCCTTAAATATCAATGTTGGCTTCTTACCAAACATCCATCTAGCTTGTTTCTTAAGAAGTGGCTTAACTTTATTTCTTATATCTTGTGTGGGGCTATAATCAACATTATCATCTACTGGCCAATTCTGACCATATAGTGCTGGATTTTGTTTTGCTTTTTCTAAGTCTATAGATTTTCCTTTGTAATAATAGTAATCAGTAAATACACGTTTTCTTTCAGCTATTTCATTATCCGGTAACTTTAATAATGTATCTCTTATAGTTCTTGCTTGTTTTTCCACTAAAATACTGTACCTCCTTTCCTTCCGTATGGATCAGTAGTTGTATTTCTTGCAACAACTCCTTTTCCTTTTTCATATACTGAATTATCATATTTTTTCTCTTTAATATCAGCAACTTCATATCCATCTAATGCATACCATATTGCACTAAATGTATGAGGATCTATACTAAATTCATCTTCTATAATTTCACCATTTTTATCTACTGCATAAGTTAAATCTTCTAGTTCATCTATAACATCTGGACAATCTTCTGAACAAATTATCTTTTTAAATCTCTTAACCTTTTTAGTGTTTTGGAGTCTACTGCCTTGGAACTTTTTAGCACCCCTCATATTAAATCCTTCTTGTTTATAATATTTAATGGTCTTAGGCTCTGCACTGTCTGATCTAATTAGTTCCTGTGTTTTCTTAAATTCTGCTATTTCTATTGCTGTTTTATCATCTGTCATTTGGTTCTTGTAATACTGCCAGTAAATATATAAAAACTTATTCTTATCATCTATAGCTAACCTAACTATTGCATTGTATGAAGTCTCAAATCCAAAGTCCATACCAACTCTATAAATAGGATTTTTAATATTTTGAATTGCTTGAAGTACTTCGTAATGAGGTTTCTTTTCAAACTGTGGTAATACTTTTCTACCATTAACTCCAAATCTGCCTCTTCTAGCTATTCTATATAAATCAATATCATATGTTTTTAATTCATCTAGTTGCTCTATATAAGTTTTAGGCAAAAATAAATTATCATCAGCCAAACTGTGATGATAATAAGTATTATTCTTTATAATTATTCTTTTTTTATAAAGTTCGTTATCATCTAAGATAAAAATTTTCTTTTTATTATCCATAAAGAAGTGTTTATAACACCAATTATTCTTTGATACTGGATTGGTAGAAAGTATCATGTGTAATTTTAATGTTGGATGTCTTAATCTTCCTAGTAGTTCTTTAAATCCAGCATACTTCACTTCTGAACATTCTTCTATCCATACTATAGACACATTATTAATAGATTTTAACTTAGCTGGTTTATCCATACCTTTAAATATAATCTTACTACCGTTAGGGAATCTTATTTGCATAGGAGAAGTAATACATTTAATCCTATTATCAAGTTCCATCTCTGTAATAATCTCTTCAAACAAAGAAAAGCATGAATCTCTAATAGTGTCATATACTTCTCTCACCACTAAGGCTGTTCTTTTTTCTTCTAATAGTTTAAGTATTAATTTTAAAGCTACATGGTAACTCTTAGATGATCCATAACCACCTACTAAAAAATAAAACTTTGTATTCCAATCAAACAGAAAATCTTCAAAGTGGGGATTAACTTCCTTTTCTATAGCCATTAGTCCTTACCCTTTCGCTTGATTAGTATTTCTATAGGTTTATCATCTTTGGTATTTTTATTTTTTTCATAGTCTAATTTTTCTTGAGCCATCTGAATCTTAGCTTTTTCATTATCTATTTTTATTTTACTTTCAGTAGGTAGAAGATCTAATCTATCACTTAGCCATTGTAGAGCCTTCATCTTATCCTGGAGCCTAATACTTGCACCATCTTTACCTTGTTTAACTTCATTTATTAGTGTTCCATCTATATTAATTGATTCTTTAAATTTAACTGTATTGACTATCTTAGTTACTGGTTCTCCTGTTTCTTTATCAACCACTGGCCCAAAGGCGCCCATAACAGATACTTCTTCTTGTCCAAACTCCACATAGTCAGTTATATCTGCAAATGCTATATCTATATATTTTTGGATTACACTTTTCTTTATGAACTCTTTATTGAATTGTGCTGCATTAAGCCTCTCTATTTGTTCCTTTATCTTAGTATTCCTTAGTAGATTACTTCCATTAACCATAGCTGTTTCATACGAACAACCATATACCTTTTTATATGCTTTAGTCGCATTTAAACATCTACTATATATAACACAAAAGAGCCTTTGCTTATTAGTAAGTTCAGTATTCCCTAATACCTCTTTTACTTCTTCTGCAATAGACTCTTTATTATTATTTTTATTCTTAGTTTCTGTTGCAACATTCTTTTGTTGCGTTGCACTCTTTGTTGCAACATTTTTATTTATTTCACAATCCCAGTTTTCTCTATTCTTTCTGGACCTTAAGGTAGAATATTTAACTCCATGCTCTTCTGCAAATTCTTTTAACTTTACATTACCATTTAATTTTAAATATTCTTCTTTAATTAATTGCCAATCTGGTCCTCTTATATTTTCCATATCACCACCTCGTTGCTAGTTGCTTTGTTTGTTTTGTATATAAAAAAGAGCCCTTATGAGCTCTTCGTTAAATTAATATGTTTTGTTACAATTTAATTAATCAAAATCCCTATCAACTTCAATTATCTGTCCTGTGTTAGCATTTATTTTTACTTCATAAATTCCAGCAGTGGTTCTAATGCTAACTTCGTAAACTAATATACCATCTTCAACATCTAACTCAACTCTTACTACCTGTCCTGGAACCTGCTGTAGTGCAATTTGCACAGCTGCTTCACTACTAATGCGATAATTTCTCCAGTATCCATCCCATAAAGCATAATAATTAGGTATCATTATAAAATCATCTTCCTTTTTCAATATTTACATAATTATTGTATTCAATTACTTAAAGATTAGTGACTTTTAGCCATGTATACTCTTAAGTTATCTCTTACTTAATACTCTTAATCTATTTTCCCCATGTTCTTTGCTTTATACTTCCACCTTTACCCCTGCAATAACTATCATGTGACATTAAATCCATAACATCATTAAAGGAGAGGTCATCTTTCTTACCTCTCCTACGTTTTTTATTATTCTGTTTTCTATTTTTATTTAATTGTTTATGTGTGTTCGGCTGCTGTGTTTTTAATATCTTTTCTACCTCCTACCTCCCATATTTTATTTAATATGAATATAGTCTCCTAATCAATTTTAGGTATGTAAAAAGCACCTAAGGCTTATTCCTTAAGTGCTATCTAACATCTAACTATTTATTTGTTCCTTCATACTCTCTTACTTCAAAAGATGCTATCTTATCATGTACTATATATTCTTTAACTGTTTTATAAGGATTAATCTTTTTATTGAATGAATATAATGATGGACCTTTACCATTAGATCTTTCCTCAAACCAATTTATAAACTTTTCTACTTCTTGCATACTCACATCATATTCTTTTGTAGCTCCATTTACTAGAGATATACTCAATATAGCATTGTTTTTATTTTCTTCTACTTTTTTAGTAACATTAACTTTACAAGTAGCTGTTAAATCAGTACCTTCTACTTTAGCTGTTATTGTTACTTGTCCCTCTTTTATAGCTGTTACTTTACCTTCTTGATCTACCTTAACTATACTTTCATCACTTGATGACCATACTACTTTCTTATTAGTAGCATCTTCAGGTAATACTTTAGCATTTAGCTTATCTGAGCTACCTTCTAATAGATCCATAGATGTTTTATCTAATGATATAGACTCTACTTTAATAGTTTCTTCAGTAATTTCTTCATAAGATTTTAACTCCCCATTTTCATTTATATCAATGGCATCAATTATACTATATTTATTTGAATGTATTTGTATCTTTACATTATGTTCTTTATTTTGTAAAGTAGGACTTTCAAATAACAATAATGGAGTAGGATTATGTAGAGATGATTGAGAACTAAAATGATAAATCTTATTATCTATATTAATAGATATATTTTCATCACTTATATCAGTTTTTGCTCCAATAATTCTAATTTTTGTTCCAACAAAATTAAATTTACAAGTAGAACCTATTGAAGATGGATTTAATTGTGTCCATGTCTTATTATAATATCTACTGTCATTAGTTCTTTTATCAAATTTACCTTCATATATGATATTTTTATTAGAGTCATCATATCTTTTCCATCCTTTTTCAGGTTTTATAAGCTTATCTCCAAGTTTAGCGCTGTTCTGTGGAGTATTATTTAAATTATGTGTTCCTATAACAAAATCATTATTTTCCTCCGCATGAGCAACATAAGCATTATTTACACCACTAAATACAAAAACAAATAATACTAACATACTCATAATTAAACCTATTTTCTTTTTCATTGTGTTGTCCTCCTTATTCTTGATACCTATATTATATAATTACATCTTTCACCATATCAAGAATAAGATTCCTACAAATTCTCTTATATCTTACAAAATTATTAATTTTTTTTACAATAATTAAATTTAGATTAAATAATATCATGCTTTATATTAATCTACTTACTTTAATATAAAAAGACACCTAGAATTAACCAAGTGCCCTTTAGTACATACACAATATATTTATTTTTTATTTTAGCAGTTACCTTGTACGATAAGTCCCTGCTTTATATATTTTTGCTTAATATCATAATAACATAAGTAAATCGGACAATGGGGACAACTTTATTTTAAAAATCTTTCTGCAACTTTCCTAACACTTTCCGTAGTAGTTCCTCCGCCCACATTGGCAGCTACCTCTTCCCATGTTAGTCCATTTATATATCTTAAACTTATAATCTGCCTTGTTAAACTATCTTCTATACCTTCTATAAATTCATTTGTTTCTTCTACCAAATCCATCAATTCACTTATTCTTCTACTTAATTTCTTTCTTAATCTAATTGTTTTCCTGTTATACTCTTCGTAGTCTACACCCTCTATAGTAAAACTTCTTTGCACATAAGGGAAGTGAGAACTAGAACCTTTTACTTTATCAATTGCCATTGTATATTCTAGATTATCTATTTGTTTCTTTATCGCTTCTATTTCTGTTTTTAGATATCTTAATTGCTTTAATTGTTCCTTATCCATGCTTGTCCTCCTATTCATAGAACCTACTTTTGTTCCAAGTTTTACTTTTATTTAAAATTTTAATTTCTTTTATATCAAAAGGTTTTATTCCGGCTACTAGGTTAATAATCCTATCCATAGCTGCATCAAGTTTTCTGAATTGAGATTTTTGTTCTTCTGTTAATTCTAATCCAGCTAAATCAAATTCATCTAAATCACTATTAGTCATACTGCTTTTACCCTCCTAATTTCCTTCCCTTTTAGGTTGTAGACTATTCCATGGTCCATATCTATTCTTCCTTTTATTCTTTTTCTGCCTCTCTTTAAAATGCATGGATAAGTTATTGTATAATTTTCCTCAAATAGCTTTAGTTGTCCATTGAAGTACTTGTCCATCTATCCCTCCATGCTTCCATGGTTATTCCTCCTTTATATTCCATTCACATGGTACTGTCCCACAATTTGTTTTTAAACTACAACTATCCATATGAAGCTCCTGTACATCATATAATTTACACTGATCACAATGTTTACTTTTTTCACATTCTTTTTTAATTTCTTTTAAAGCATTTATTAATTCTTCCCTTTTCATTCTTAACCCTCCACAATCTTAGTATGTTATTACACTAGTACAGTTAAGGTGTAGAAATACATAGTTTAATCCCTACACCTATTTAGTTTTAAAACTGTCTTTTCCAAATAACTTTTATACTCTTATATTTCTCTTTTAATGTTTCATACAACTCAGTTACCTGTAATCCTGTATTTTCTCCATTGCAAAACCAAACCCCATATTCACTATCTTTATTAGGCTTTCTATATCTTAACTGGAGCTTTTTATCATCACATTGTAAGTTAACATTACAATGTGTCATAAGCACTAAATAAACATTATCTCTTTTCGCCATTGTTCCCCCTCTTTTCATTAGTAAGTTAATCTTTGACCGCAGTTTGAACAATACTTCCAATTCACTGCTGATTTACAAACTGGGCATGCTTGACTTATTGTTTTTGTTCTTATAACCTTCTTAGGTACTTGTTTTTCTAACGTTGATATAACTAATTCATCATAAGGACTTCCATAACCATTGAAATATTCTATAGCTTTTTTTATTTCTTTATCTGTATTTTCTTTTCTTGCTTTTAACTCCCTATATTCTGCATCTGCTTTCTCTATTTCTTTTGCAAGTTCCGGATTCTTTTTAATAGCTTTTCTTATTTCTTCTTCTGAATCTATTTTATGAAATGGCATCATTTTTCACCTTCCTAAGATATTTTTTTATATTCATATTTGATATTTTCCTCACTTAATTGTGCATAAATTTGAGTGGTTGATGGGTTCTCGTGGCCCATCAAATGTTGTAACACTGGTAGTGACATACCGCTATTAATCTTGTAGGTTGCAAAAGAGTGTCTAAATAAGTGAGGATGTATTGACTTTTCTATTCCTGCCATATTCGCTATCTTTTTAAATTCTCTTTGAATACTCCTTTTTCCTAATCTATGATAAGGTCTTTTGGATGTAACGAATAATGCTAGATCATCATCTTCCCTTGAAAATAAATATTTTTTTAATAAAATTTTAGCTTTTGTATTAAAGTAAACTTTTCGTTCCTTATCTCCTTTACCAACTACAAATAGACTCATTTCATGCCAATTAATATTGTCTTTATTTACTTTAAAAACTTCATCCAGTCTGCATCCTGTAGATATTAAGAACTCTGTCAATGCCTTTTGTCTTTCCGTTTCGCAAGCTTGTCTTAATAATTCAGCCTCTTCCTCTGTTAATGGCTTCCTAACTCTTTTAGGCTGTTTAGTTTGCTTTAACTTTTTAGCTGGATTTTTAGGTATATACTCTTCATCTGCAAGCCAACCAAAGAAACTTTTTAAAATTGATATTTGTCCGTTCATGCTACTTGGCTTCATATTTTTGCATCTAGCTGCTAAAAACATTCTTAAATCCATTGTTTCTATAGCCGCTAAAGGTTTTCTTAAATAATCTGCAAATATTATTAAGTTATATCTGTAATTTTTTAATGTTTCTATACTTAAACCATCCAGCTTTTTAGATGCTAGATATATCTGTAATTTCTCCTCTATATCGCTACTTACAAGGGCCGTCTCCTCTGGCAATACCCGGTATTTATACAATACTTCTTCTGCTATACTTCTAACTTTTAATTGATCTATGTCTGGAAATTCTAAAGATAATTTTCCAACCAATTTAATTACAACTTCTTCTTTACTACTTGAACTATACATATAAATACCTCCTTGTATATTGCCATTAAGGCCAGTTTAATTTTGATAGAATTATGATTTAATATTTAATCCTCCTAAATTGAAAATCTATTTACTATATTCAGTAATTCCTCCTCAGAAGCTTGGTATTCATGAATATACTGATAACCACTCCAGTTATCTACTCCACAAGCTTCTAAGGCATCTAGCTTATCCTCAGCCTTTAATAATTCTAAAAATCTTTGTTCACTTATTTGTACCATTTAATATTCCTCCCTTAATAGGTATAGTAGCCTTATTATTTATACATATTATTCTCATTATCATTTTGTTGTACTTAATAGTTTTGAATTACGACGTAAAAACACTGTAAAATTCAAATTTGAATAATACAGTGTTTTAATAAATCGTTCGTCTTTTCAGTTGTTACGTTAAATAAGAATATTCCGTATTATACTTTAGCCTCCACCAGTTCCTGCCGAATTAACATACCAATACTTTACCTTACCAAAGTAAATATACTTATAGTCTATATCATAATGGTCTGGACCGATAGCAGGATTATTACAAATGTATAGTGTACCATATTGTTTGTCAGCAATTGGTAGTTCAGAAATCTCTGTCTTAAATGCTTCTATAAAATAACCTTTTAAAAATAGGTCCTTTCTTATAACTCTTTCAATAGTTGAATGAGTATAAATATGAAATCCTATAAATGATAATAAAATAGTACACGATAAGATTATTTTAACTACTTTACTTCTCAATTTTCCCCCTCCCATAGATTAATTCATCATATTTTACTATTTTAACTTAACTAATGGTAATTATATCATATTTATACTATCTTATATGGTTATTTTTGTAACAAAAGTAAAATATCTTGCTTTTTTAACACTGTATTATTTAGTTTTCAAAGAACATTGTTCGTATTTCAAATTTCAATAGTTATGTCGCCTAAATTTCATATTCCGACTCTCTTTTCTCTTTGTCCCTGTTCTCCTTTGTTCCATAGCATTCTAGTAAACTCGTGTATATACTGCATTTGCCTATATTTTCTATAGCAATAATCTTTAAGATCTGTCTTATTAAACTTTTCTTTTAACGCTAACTTTCCAGCATTAGATGCTATATTTGCCCATCTATCTGAAAGGACCCATGCTTTTTTACTTATTTCAAATGCTGTTAAATAATCCTCTGTACTTAGATTTAAAAACTTATTGGCTATGTCATAGTATTGATTTACATCTTCAGGAAACAGACTATCAAAGTCCGTTCCCCTTTTTTCTATTACCATAGCCATACCTATTTAACCATTTCAAAAACTTGCTTGTACTCTTCTGTAAAGTTTTCTAGCTGTTCTATATTTTCAAAGAACATTGTTAAACCTTTATTCTGCAACTCTACACCTTTTTCACAAACTTTATATTTTCCGTTCTCTCCTTCTACTGTCATAGACAGTACTTTTAATTTATTTCCCATGGGTTTGTCCTCCTTAACTTCTTTATCTTCTTTTATAACTTTTTCTGCTTTTTCTATTTCTTTTACTTCTGCTGCTAATTTACCATTAGGATTATATTTTTTATCCCATTCTTTTAATTTTTCTTTTTTATCCTTTGTTTGGTTTTCACCCTCTATAATATCCATTATTTTATTTGCTGCTCTTTCTGTTTTTCTCTGTTCCTTCGCCTCTTGATAAGCATTTATTATCATTGCTTTACTCATATTAGGAAATTTAAATAGGATTTCTTCTATAATTTCATTTTTCTTCTTTCCACCATCTAACATTGAATTTATTAAGTCTAATACACCTTTTTCAATTTTGTTCTTTGCCATTTGTATATTTCCACTCCTTTTTAATTCTTCATTTAACTTATAAGATTTTTCATCTTCCTCTTTCATAAAATCTGTCGCCATATTGAATATTTTTTCTATTTCACTATAGTTAAGTCCATACTCAACCAATGAAGCATTTATAACCCTTTGATAACTTACTAAAACTGCTGTTACCTTTTCATTAGTTACATAATTCATTGCTTTTACTTGTGTAGGTGTTAGGCTTTGTATAGATTTCATCATCTTATCAATTTCTCTTACTTGCCTTCTTTTATCTGTTCTATTCACTTTCTTCCACCTCTGGATATTCTAAATATTCACCACAATAAGGACACTTGGGCAATAAATAAGCGTGTACTTCATTGTTCAATCTCAATGTTTTATCCCCAACATATTCAACCTTCATTTTTAAACCTCCTAAGCACTCTTTATTATCTCCATCACATGTATTCTTCCTATAGCGGTATGCTTATTTCCAAATACTATATTTAAAATTTCATTTCCAATGCCATATTCATGTGTAATAGTTCCTTCTATAAGTTCTTTTCCATGCTGAGCCTTTACAAAATCTCCTGGTTTAACTTTCTTTTGTATAGATTGTAGATCTTCCACTATATCCTCTTCTATAACTTCATCCTCTAAATAGGTGGCTTGTACATTATTAAACTCTAATGACCACCCTATGGTATTTATACTAATAACCTTATCCTGCAACTCTAAAATAATATTCTCGTCACCTTTGCGCCTAATTTCCTTTAGTGCCTTATGTTTAGATTTGATTTCTTTTAGTTTTTCCTCTTGAATTTCGTTAGGTTGTAAATCCTTTTGGTAAAGAAGTATCTTGTCCATAGGCAGTACTGGTAATTTCTTTTCCTTGGTAAATTCTTCTTTACCTTGTACATTTACATATATAGTTTTAAATCCCTCTGCAGCAGTCAGCTCTATCCCAAGTCCTCCACCAAAATATTTTATTATTCTGGATAAATTATCATTTTCCATAACTTTATTTTTATCTAAGAATTTTTGTTGTTCCTCTGTTGGGTTTAAAGGGTTTACTGTTTTATCATTTTTACATATTGTAATTTTATTGGTAAATTCTGTAACGCAAGCAGTGTTTTCCATTGCTTTTTTAGGAGTTTCTTTAAACTCCATATCTCATATGGTTAATTGCCCTGGAGTAAGTTCCATAACCTCTCTTCCTTTCAAGGGGCATATAGCCCCAATCTATTTAGCTGCCTTCAGATTAAACTTTAACTGTTTATCTGCCTTTTTAAGCATTTTAAAATCTTCATCTTCAAACCCTTCTAATAAATTAGGTATTGGGCTTAAAGTAGTTTCCCAGCCTAATCCTAAGTTTCCTATTACCTCTTTCCATCCTTTAACGTCTGGTTCTATTAGCTTGTCTCCATCAATCTGTTTTAAGCAGCTATATATGTGTGCTACTACTTGCTCTTTTGATATTCTAGACATCCAAAATTCTCTACTCTCTATAATAAATTTATATCCTGTAAGCTCTGTAACTTGTTTTGGAGCTTTCTTAATCCACATAACATCATCAGATTTACTCATTTCATCTCCTACATAATCTATGTCCTCAATAAATAAAATCTTTTCCACATTAACACGACTTAACTCTGGAACCTGTCCCATAAGATTTTGTTTAATTTTTAAGGCCATAGGTTGATATATATCATTTTTAATCCAATGCTTAATATCATACTTTCCATTACCTAGAGCTCTTATTTTTTGAATTTTTCCGTCTCCTGTAGCTTCTGCATACTGTAAGTTATAACCTATACATTCTATTTCCTTTACTTCTCCTGTTAGCTCATTAAGTATTTTTATTTTTGGCATTTTTTATTCTCCCTTCTAATCTTCTTTAGCTCATCATATTCTATCCATCCAGTTGAGCTATACTTTAAGGATCTCGCTACCCATGTAAGTTTTAAATCTGGATATTTATAATCAAACATTTTCCTTCTCATTTCTCCTTGTTGAGTACTCATACCCTTAACATCTATTAATTCTTCTTTACCATCTAAATGATATATTAAAAAGTCCGGTGCATATGTTATAGCTCTATATGTCTTTCCATTCTTCTTGAATCCTGGTTGTAATTCATACTTAGGCTGTAACTCAAAATTTAAAATTTTTTCTTGGGATTTAAGTTTTTTAAGATACTCAAAATATTTCCCTTCATCCTTACTATCAAAAGTAATTCCATCTATGACAATTTTCTTAGCTCCATATTTGCTCCTATTCATCTCTGTCCCTCCAATCTAATATGCCTTTTACTGCTCCTCTTTCTGCACCTGTTCATGCTTTCAATTACCGTTGCCTTATACTCCTGTTCTCTCCTACGTCTTCTTTTTGCTTGTGCTTTTAATATGTTTTTTACAAACTCCTCTTTGCTTATTTCCATAAAAACACCTCGTATTATAGTATTAATACTCTAGTACACAATAAGTATAAGCATGTCCAAAGTTAGCCCGTACCTAAAGTATTAATTAGCTACTTCTGCACTTTATTATTTTGCTTTTCTTTGGCTTATTTTTTGATGCAAGTCTGCTATAATAATTGCAGTTCTTGTTAAATCAGCATCTTTTTGTATTAGTTTATTTCTGTTCAGTATCAATAACTGTTGTCTTGATACCAGAATAAGATTATCAGGATTAAAATTATGTTGATTACCATCACCAAAAATAACAACATAGCCTTTCGGAACTGGTCCATTGCATTTTTCCCAAATCAACTGCTGCTTTAGCCTCCATTTATTCGGCTCTTCTACTTTAATTTCTGTATATCCATCTACTGTTATTCTTTCACTTCCCACCGGTCTATGATTTATTGGAGTGCTACCTTTCTTAAACCATGTTTTTTCACACCCCTTGGCATATACACCTTTTATGCCCTTGTTGAATGGTATGTGTCCTGGTTTAAATCTACCGTCTAAGCCGCTATCTAATTTATGATTTTTTTTAAATGATTTTATTTGTGAAATTTTTAAATCTAATCCAAAGTTATTATTAAACATTTCTGTTAATTCTCTATTACTTCTACCTTTAACATTCTTAGTTATAAATTTAATTTGTTCTTTTGTATATTGATAGGCCATCTTTAACCCTCCAACATTTTAGGTTTCTTTAGATCAGCATTAAGTTTATCGTTATTCTCAAACACTTTAGCTGCTTCAATAACCAAAGAACCATTTGATATAATTTGACTAGCTACAGAAGTAACGGCCTTAGCTCTATTGATTTCTTCTGCAAGTGCATCTCCCTTTAAATCTTCCTCTCCCAATCTCTCAAGTTGCATGAATAGATGATTATTTAAATCACCAAGTGTATTTTTCATAATGCTCTCTCCTTTAAAATGCTTTTCCATACTTATATGGTCTATCTTTGTTCTTTATCATCCTCATTTATTGTTATTTTCAATCCACATTTACAAGTTCTTGTATAAGTATCATCTTCGATTATTATTCCACCCTCACCATTACCAATCTTATTATTTCCACATTTAGGGCACTTCTCATATTTTTTCATTATGGGTAACACTGCTCTTACATCCATAATTAACACCTTCTTTTCAATATTTATTTAGTTAATAACCTTCTTGCTGTCTTTTAATGTTTGTCTCATATTTTTTCAAATAAGACTGATTCATTTCTTCTAATGTTATTCCCAAGCTCAACCCCAATCCTATTATTGATAACAATATTGAATATCCTTGTAATACAAATTTATATACTAATAAAAATGCTTCATTAATTTCTTTATTATCTCTTTTATACTATGCATAGATTTTGTATTATCTAATATATCATCTGATGTCTGATTTAACTGATTTTCTAAACTAAGAGCCAAATGTAAGCAATCTGCAAATTCCTCTAGGACATTTTCTCTGTTTATTTCTTTATGTTGTTTCCAATGCTTAAAACTCTGTACTTCATTTGCTAATTCTCCAAGTTCAACTAATAAAGCTAGCTTCATACTTTCATATGGATACTTCTTTATGCCTGCTCTTTCTAAAATTATTCCATCAAGTTCTTCCTGTTTCTTTAAAAGATCTCTTAGATTCACTATTTTCCCAACTCCTTTAAACAGATTTTACAAATATTTTTACCTTTGAAGTTTATAACCTCTTTAGCTTCTCCGCAAAATATGCAGCATGGCTCATACTTCTTTAGTATTATTTGCTCTCCTTCTGTATAAATTTCTAGTCCATCACCTTCCTCTATATTTAAAGTTCTTCTTAATTCTTTAGGTATTACTATCCTTCCTAACTCGTCTACTTTTCTTATAATTCCAGTTGATTTCATTTTTCATTCTCCTTCCTGGAGCCAAAGCTCCTTAACCTAATAATTCTTTTAATATTTGTGTTTTCTCTTTTGCTTTTTCTACTCTTATGCTTTTCCCATCATTAAATACTGGAGTACACATTTCTAAAATCCTATCATAGGTTCTTTTTTCATACCTGTTTTCAAGTTCTCTAAGTGGTAAATTGGTTGTAATTATAAGTGGTAGTCCATTTCTGTATCTACTATCTAAAATGTTATATATTTTACTTTTAGCCCAATCTGTATCTTGCTCTGTTCCTAAATCATCTATAATTAATAAGTCTGCATTGCTTAAACTCTTTAATATAGTTTCTTCTCCTTCTTTGCCCCATGTGTTATATGTTTCTTTGATTCTATTTAGTAAACCATCTATATTTACACATATAACAGGAATCATTTTATCTATAAGAGAATTTGCTATACATGCTGTTGTATGAGTTTTACCATTACCAGGATCACCATAAATTAATAACCCTACCGATTCTTTTTTCATTTCAGAAAATTTTGCTGCATATTTAAAGCCTATATTATACATTTTCTTAGTACCTTTACTAAGATCCCAGTTATCAAATCTACTATTCTTAAACTTTTCATCTATTAATGAATTTTTAATTATGCTTTTAACTCTCAATTGTTTTTCTTTATTTTCTTCTTCAATTCTTTTAACTTCATATTTTTCTTTTTTACATGAACACATTATAGGAACAATTCTTTCTTTACCTAGCAAATTAATTATTTTTTCTACTGGTTCACCACAACTGTCACAAGTTTTTATTTTATATTCCGATACCTTCGGCTGTAAGTCTTTGCTGTTCATCAGTACTTGAGCTATTGTTTCCATCTTTTGAGTTTGCTCCTTTCTTTTTGATGTTTATATTATTCCAAATTTTTAATATTACTGGTTTACAATAGTTAAATGAACTTATCTTTTCACCTTTAAAACTTGGTTTATAATTTTTAAAAGCATCATCTATACCCTTTTTTATTACATCTACAGGCACTTTTTGTAATAATTCTTCCACTGTTTCAAATTCTTTAGGTTTAAAATTAATTGATACTATACCAGCTTTAGAACAATAATAATCTATAATTTTTTCTATGTTATTTTCTATATAAAGAAGATTATTATCTTCTTCTATATCTATATCTTCTTCTTTATCTTCTTCTTCTTCTGTTCCGTTACTTAACGTTTCATGTAACGTTACACTCCTTTTAACCTCGTTACTCCCACAAGTTTCCTCTTTAGCAGCTTCTAATAATTCTTTTTTCTTTGCTCTATGTTTAGCTACTCTTTTCTTAGTTTGTTCCCTTACTTTCTCCATACCTTCTATATTTTGATGCTTTGACCAGTTAGTAATCTTAATTAAATGATTTTCAGCTAATTCTATCATTCCAAAATCATTCAATGTTTTTAAAGCTAACCTTACTGAATTTAATGGCCTATTAAAAATAGTACTTAACATTTCTTCTGTATATGGAACATTCTCATTTAAAAAAATGTACCCATTCGCATTTGTTTTTCCTGCCTGAACTAAAAGCCTTATCCAAATATAGTGAATTGTATCTCTTTCTGGCATGGCATCTATTAGCTTTATTTTTTCATCATCAAACATATTAGTTGTTATCTTTATCCACTTAACTTCTGCCATTGTATCAACCCTTTCTTTTGTTTTATCTATAAATAAAGTAAGACATTACTGCAAAACTCCCAAACATTATTACTGTTGCTATAAGTAAAATTACATTAGCCCAAAACTTAAATCTATACTCTTTTAAAATGGATTTTTTAGCTACATTTAAAGCCTTTTTATCCTCTCCTATATTTCTTTCTAGCATTAAATCTATGTGATATAAAACTTCTCTTCTTTTCATTTTGCTATCCCCCAATGTATATTTTTTTACTTTTGTCCATATACTAATATTGAAATAGTTCGTATTCATGTTGTATAATGGGGACAAGAGCTTTGCAGAGCTCTTATACAATTTTTATAGAAACATTAATCAAGTGGGTGCTTTGCAGAGCACCTATTTGCTTTCATCTTCCATAGTTTCAAATACTACTTCATCACTGTTGCTGTCATATTTCACACTCTAACCTCCTTTCTAAAATGGAACTACTAAGTCATAGTGATTTATTTCATCTATAAGGCTTTCCACTTCATTTTTTATGTTCTCTATCTTTCCTTCTTCAGCATATTTTAAAACCCAATTTAAACGATATATTAATGCATCTTTATCGCTTTTATCCATAACTACACCTCCTGGTCTTGTAGGAATGGTGGTAGATCTTCTTCTTCTGCCTCTGCTGTATCTTCTTTTTTACTTAATCCTTTATCTATCAATATCTTACAAGCCTTTTGTATTACCTGATCCTTAGCATTTTTCATTAACCAGTCAATATAATCAGGGGCTTCTTTCATTATCTGGCCTAAAGTTTTACCTTTATTTTTACCAAAGTTTATTTTAATGTTCCCAGCACTATTTTCATCAATATTTTGTACATGCTCTTGTTGTAAAAACTCTTGCATTTCCTCTAGGTCCTGTGTAAATACATCACTTAAGCTTGCAACTTGTAATACAGCGTCTATAAATGCTCTTTTCTTAGCCATCTTTAAAATAGTATTTACTAAATCAGCTATATGTGGATTTGGTATCTTATACTTTATAGTTCCATATCTTGTTGTCACTTTTTCTACTGTACTAGGATCTATATTTTCTGGCACTGTATCTGAATTAATGTATCTGTATTTCTTCTCCATACTGTTACAATTTCCCACACCTTGGCTCACTGGATTGCCATTTCTGTATAGAGTACATTTTATGTTATAAGCAAAGAACCCATCTTTGTAATCCTCTGTTCTTTCTAAAAATTCATACTCAGGATTAAGTCCAAACATCATACATATCTTTTCTCCACCTGGTTTCAAAAGTGTTGGTTTACTTCCTGCTCCTGCTACTACTCCAAAATCATGACCATCTTTTAAATTTTTTTGAATTACTGCTTGAAATGTTGCTATCTTTTGCATAGTTCCCTGTATAGTGCTTATATCTACACTATCTATAAGACTAGTAACTTGATTATTCTTAACTATTTCTAATTGATTTTCCATTGTTTTTCCTCCTATCTAATTCTTAAACTTTCTGTTTGTTTTATAGCTGCCCCTGGAACTTCTTTTCCTTCTTTAAGTGCAGCTAATATATCTTTTTTAACTAACTTCTTTTCAATTTCAAAATACTCTTCTGGTATGCTTTCTTCTTCTGTTATCTCAACTCTATGGGTATTTTTCTGTATACCTAATGTAAATACCTTACCTTTTATTTTTGTAATGCCTGTGGCTCTCATAGAATTTTCAGCATACTCTTTTAAATTTACTATTCTGTTTTCTAGAGACTTTCTTCTATCTGCTAGCCTCTTCTCTTCTTCTTTTAAACCTTTAGCATCCACTTCTATAGATTTAATTACTTTAGCTACATTTTCTAGTTTTATATCCATTTCCTCATGTATTTGATTTAAACTTTCTTCTAGCACTTCTTTTGCTACTTCTGGATTGTCTACTAAATCTAAAAGATTGTTATAATTTTGAGTTAACTCATATAATTTGGCCATTACAATTCCTCCTAATTATTCATTTTGGTACTATTTACAATGTTCTAGCATATACATAGATTAGAGAAGTATATGCATTTTTGCTGTAGTAAAATTTTTTAAAAAGGCTTTTCAGCCTTGCTTATCTATGGTTCTTTTTCTAATCCTTCTATAATTTTTTCTATAACCTCCGGATGATACATTTCTGACAGAATCTTGGCATAAGCAGCACAAGCTTTTCTTTCTACTTCTTCTATTGTTGTATCTTCTGGGATTTTAATAGTTACTTTTTTAATTTCTGCACCTTTTGCCATGAATTTTGTTACCTCTCTTCTAGCTTTTTTATAATTTCTTCTATAACCTCTGGAGGATGTTTTTTAACTAAGGCTCTAGCTAATATTTTCATAGCTTCATCTTGTATTTCTTCCATTACTTTTGGGTCTTCTGGATAGTTCACTATAATTTTTTTAATTTTGGCCATAGTTCTCCTCCTCTCTTTACTTAGTTATTATTCATCTTATGAAAAATCGTACCTATTTGTTAAAGTTATTTTTATTTAGTGCTGTATTAGTAAATGTTCTACATCTTGTGCACTTAATTTCTAGATTTAATTCCTCTTTTAATTTATATTTAAATAATAACTTTTCACATTTCGGACATCTAAACTCATTCATATTTTCTAACATTTCATTTTCCTCCTATTGGTTTAGTGCCCCTCATTTACCCCTTTATTTATAAATCTAAGTGATGTTTCCATACATCTGTTTTCTAAAGTTCTTACAGTATCTTCTAACAGCTTTTTAGTAAATACTGCTGTAACATCTATACCTTTAAATTCTTTTTCTACAAGTTCTAATATCTTATCTATTGTTTCTTTCCTTTTCTCTTGTGTAACAGTTATTTTTATATCTTCCATACTGTTACCTCCTATTTAGTACAAGCTATCTCGCTTTTAGTTTGTTTTTCTACAAACTTATTTATAAAATATATCTGGCCTTTCCCAGTAATTTTAGGTGTTTTACTTATACTTATATGACCATCTGAATGTGTAATGGATGTTTCTTTAACTTCAAATAATTTAAGTTCCATAGATTTTTGTGTTGGCATATTATAATCTGTTCCTTTTCTTCTAATTAAGTATCCGTTTTCCCTTAACCAAGCAAATAATCTTTTAGCTCCTATATCTATACCATTTTGCTTAATTAATTTTGCTAAATCTCCTACTAGAATTGATGTATGTGCAACTGATACTGCATCTGCAAATAGTACTTTGGGTTTTTGCTTTTTCATTTGTTCCTGCAATAGTTTCTTTTCTTCACGTTCTTTTTTAAGTTCAGTTGCAACTTGAATTAATAAATCTGGGTTATCCAGCAATTCATCTTTTGCATACATACCGTATTTTCTTATGTTTGGTAATACTTCTGAAGTAACCCATCTCCTAAATTTTTTAGCTGCTGGTAGTTTTGAACTTAATACTAAACTATAAAGTCCACTTTCATTTATTATTGGTGTATTTTGATTTCTTCCCATGGAATCCTGAATTGGGACTTCATCCTTATCTTCATTATCTACTCTATCTTGTATTGCTTTTGTTGGTCTTTCATATCCTAAACATTTAGCTACATCTTTTCCTACAAACCAAATTTCATTTTTCTTTTTTATTGTTCTTACTGATCCAAATTCTTGGTTTTTAAAAATCTGTAAGTTACTCACCCTACATCCTCCCTTTTACTAATGTAATTTTTAAAGAACTACATAAACTATTATTAAGCAGTATTAGAAAAAGTTTTGTTTGTGTTAACTGTCTCTGTAAAAAAAATTTCATCTACACTTTTTTTAAAATAATCTGCTATTTTTTTAGCTTCTGTAAGATTGAACTCACGTTTGCCAAGTTCTTTTCTATTGTAAGTTTGTATTGATGTATCAATTAATTCAGCCATATCTTGCTGTGTTAAATTATTTTGTGCTCTTAATCCTTTGAGAATTTGAGTACTAGCCATACAATCACCTCCTTTGTTTTGTTCGCGTTAACTTTATACTCTTATTATAATTAACACAAACGAAACTGTCAATACTTATTTTAAACATTTTTATAAAAATTATACCTTTGCTGTTAACTTTGTTTCTATTAGTGTTAATTTGTTTTAAAATTATAGTAATGAAAGAGGTGTTTAAATATGTCTTCTACATTTGGCAAAAGATTTAAAATGCTAAGATTAGAAAAGGGTTTAAATCAACAAGAACTAATAGATGACTTTAATAAAAAATATCATTATGGTTTTACTAAATCCGCTGTCTCCCAATATGAAAATGATAAACGAATACCAGAAATAGGGGCCTTAAATGCTTTTGCTAATTATTTTAATGTATCAATAGATTTTTTATTAGGGAAATCAGACATTAGAAATATGGATAATACAGAAGTCCCATCATTAACTAAAAAAGATGAAAAAGAAATAGAAAAAATATTAAATGAAACAAAAGAAAAATTAGGAAATGCAGAAGGTCTAATGCTAAATGGTGAACTTGCCACACCAGAAGCCATACAAAGTATATTAGATGCTATGAAAGTTGGCATGGAAATAGCCAAACAAAGAAATAAAAAATATACTCCTGATAAATATAAGAAAAATAAATAACTCCTGAATAATGGGACTAATGGTCAAATCATGGGAGGTATATGCATTGAATAAAATTATAAAAAATCAGGTTAATAAACTTATAAAAAAATATAATACACATAATGCTTTTGAAATAGCTGATGAATTGGGAATTATAGTTATAAAAGAGCCATTAGATGATAATATTAATGGCTTTTACCAATACTTTAAAAGAAATAGGATAATTTATATTAATAGTAACTTAGATGAGCATAATCAACTTATTGTTGCATCACATGAATTAGGACATGCTATTTTACATAGCAAACTTAATATAGTTTTTTTAGAAGAAAACACTTTCTGTGTTAAAAACAGATATGAAAAAGAAGCTAATATGTTTGCTATTGAACTCTTACTCCAAGATAAAATCTTAAATCAATATATTGGATATACATTAGAACAAATTGCTGTTATTGAAAATATTCCATTAGAACTTCTCAAACTTAAATTTAAAGTTTGATTATTTTTTAATCATCTCAGAAATATTTTCTATTTATGTATAATGTTGAAATAAGTCTAATTATGTAATATTCGACCATTAAGAGAGCCTTTGAGCACCTGTCCATTAAAATAAATTTACTTATTTATCGAAATTAGATTTAATATGTAATTTATGGTATTATATACTATATACTGTTTACAAGGAGGTTTATATATGAAAAAACCATTTTATACTGAGGAAGGACTTTTATTAATGCTTGCAATCCTTTCTATATTTTTTCAGCCATTATCAATACTATGCGTTATTATAATTATAATGAAAATTCATTATAATAAAAAAATGGAAAAACAATTAGAAGAAACTACTAATAACAAAATTAAAGATGCGCAAAATAAATTAAATGAATTAGATAATAAAATTCTAGACAAGCAAGCTGAAGACAATTCATTAAATTTAAAACTTGAAACAATTCAGTCTAAGCTTAAAGACACAAATATGATTATTAATAAAAAAGAGGATAAAATCAAACAATATGAAGAGCAATTTAATATTATGCAAAATTTCAAATCATATAAAGATTTAGAAAAAGAATTAACTACTTATGAAGTAGGTGTATTTAAAAAACAATATGATTTTGAAATATCAGAAGAATACAGTGTGAAACTTAAAGAGATTCAAAAAAAGCAAGCTGATTACATTAAAAATGGAAATGCAATAATAATAAATTTAAGTGAGTTTATTGAAACATTAGAATTAAACAAATCAACTCGAAATAAATTTGTTAACTCTATTAGTAAACTTGTATTAAGAGCATTTAATAATGAATGTGATGCAGCTCTTTCAAAAATAAACAGTAACAATATAACTAATATAAGAAAACGTATAGAATCTTCTTTTAACCAAATAAACAAACTTTCATCATTATTTGCAGTATCTATACATAGCGATTACTTAAAACTTAAAATAGAAGAGCTTCAGCTAGCATTTGAATATGAAGTTAAAAAACAAGAAGAAAAAGAAGAACAAAAAGCACTTAAAGAACATATGCGTGAAGAAGCTAAAGTTCTAAAAGAAATTGAAATAGCTAAGAAAAAAATTGAAAAAGAAGAAACTCATTTTACCAACGCTCTTGCTGATGTTAAAAATAAACTTAAAAATGCTAATGATACTGAAAAAGAAAATTTACTAAAAAAACTTGAAGAATTAGAAAATAAAATAAAAGAAATAGAAGAAAATAAAAAAGATATACTTAATAGGGAACAAAATACTCGTGCTGGATACGTATATATAATTTCTAATATAGGTTCTTTTGGTGAAAATGTTTATAAAATAGGTATGACTAGAAGACTTAACCCAATAGAAAGAATTTCGGAATTAAGTAGTGCATCAGTACCATTTTCATTTGACGTCCACGCTATGATATTTAGTGAAGATGCTCCTACGCTAGAAAATTCATTACATAAAATTTTTGAAAAATATAGTGTAAATAAAATCAATCTTAGAAAAGAATTTTTCAGACTTCCACTAGATAAAATTGAACATGAAGTTAAGAAAAATCATAATGCAGTAGTTAAATTTACCAAGTTAGCAAAAGCAGAAGAATATAGGCAAACTTTAAAATTAGAACAATCTGAAGAAGTAGAATCTGCATAAAAGCTCATATTTTATGGGCTTTTATTTTATACCTTATTTTGCATATTTACCTTTTAAGTTAATAAATATAAAATTGTATATGAGGTGATTACTTATGAAAACAATAGCCATATATGCTCGTAAATCTCTTTTTACAGGTAAAGGGGATTCTATCGGAGCCCAAGTGGATACTTGTAAAAGGTTTATAGATTATAAGTTTGCTAATGAAAATTATGAAATTAAAATATTTAAAGATGAAGGTTGGAGTGGTAAAACTACAGATAGGCCTGACTTTACTAATATGGTAAATCTAATCCAAAGTAAGAAAATAGATTATGTAATAACTTATAAATTAGACCGTGTAGGAAGAACTGCAAGAGATCTACATAACTTTCTATATGAATTAGATAATTTGGGTATTGTATATCTTAGTGCTACTGAACCATACGATACTACAACATCTGCTGGTAGATTTATGATTTCTATATTGGCAGCTATGGCACAAATGGAAAGAGAAAGACTTGCCGAAAGAGTTAAATCTGGGATGATACAAATAGCTAAAAAAGGCAGATGGCTTGGTGGTCAATGTCCTTTAGGATTTGATTCTAAAAGAGAAATTTATATTGATGATATGGGTAAAGAACGTCAAATGATGAAACTAACCCCAAATAAAGAGGAAATAAAAATTGTTAAACTTATATATGATAAATATTTAGAAATGGGTAGTATGAGCCAAGTAAGAAAATATTGTTTAGAAAACAATATAAGAGGTAAAAATGGTGGTGATTTCTCTACAAATACACTTAAACAATTGCTTACTTCTCCTATTTATGTAAAAAGTTCTGATAATATATTTAAGCATTTAGAATCACAAAATATAAATGTATTTGGAACTCCAAACGGCAATGGTATGTTAACTTTTAATAAAACTAAAGAAATAAGAATAGAAAGAGATAAATCAGAATGGATTGCTGCAGTTGGAAAACATAAAGGCATTATTGATGATAATAAATGGCTACAAATCCAACAACAATTACAACAACAATCTGAAAAACAAATTAAGAGTTCTGGAAGACAAGGTACTACATCTACAGGTTTACTTTCTGGAATTATAAAATGTGAAAAATGTGGTAGCAATCTTCTTATAAAAACTGGCCACAAAAGCAAAAAAAATCCTAGAACTACATATAGTTATTATGTATGTAGTAAAAAGGATTCTTCTTATGGTAATAGATGTTCTAATAAAAATGTTAGAACTGATGAAGCAGATTCTGCTGTTATAACTCAACTTAAATTGTATAATAAAGAATTACTTATAAAAAATCTTAAGAAAGCTTTAGTTCAAAATAAAAAAGCTGATACAGATAATATTGAAATATTAGAAAGTAAACTAAAAGAAAAAGAGAAAGCTGTTTCCAACCTTGTGAAAAAACTTTCCCTTGTTGATGATGAAAATATCTCTAATATAATTTTAAATGAAGTAACTAACATTAACAAGGAAATTAATGATATTAAGTTACAACTTTCTAATGAAACTTTAAAAATTAATGAAGTAACTCAAGCTACCTTAGACACAGAAATATATATAAAGATATTAGAAAACTTCAATAAAAAAATAGATGATATTACAGATCCTATAGAAAAAAGAAATCTTTTAAAAAGTGCTTTAGAAAGTGTTGAGTGGAATGGCGATTCTGGAGAGTTTAAAATTAACTTAATAGGTTCTAAAAAAAAATAG